ACTTCAATATGATCTTGCGGGTATAAGTATTCTTGATTACCTAGAACTCTATAAGAAATTCACCTATTCAAATCAAGAATCATATCGACTTGATCATATAGCTTCTGTTGAGATAGGTGAGAAGAAATTAGATTATTCTGAATTCTCTACACTTCACCAACTATACAAATTAGATTATCCTAAGTTTATAGAATACAATATCAAAGATGTTGACTTAGTTGAACGCATTGATGATAAGATGAAGCTGATAGACATGGCTCTTGCTATTGCTTATGATGCAAAAGTAAACTATACGGACACCTTCACTCAAGTCCGTATGTGGGATGTTCTGATTCATAACTACCTTCTAGATAAGAAGATTGTTATACCACCTAAAGCTAAGAACGAGAAAGAAGCTGCATATGTTGGTGCATATGTAAAAGATCCCCAAATTGGTATGCATAAGTGGATAATGAGTTTCGATTTGAATAGTCTGTATCCTCATTTGATTATGCAATATAACATATCACCAGAGACTTTCATTGCCGAAAGACAAGCTACATCTATAGATGATATCATTGACCGTAATATTGATACGCCAAAAGACAAGGTGATGGCTGCGAATGGTTATCATTTCAGTAGAGACAAGCAGGGGTTTCTACCAGAGATGATGCAGAAAATGTATGATGATCGTGTCATCTACAAGAAGAAAATGATTGAGTCTTCTAAGAAATATGAAAAGACTAAATCACAAGAAGATGCTAACGACATAAGCAAGTATCATAATCTACAGTTGGCAAAGAAAGTACAGTTGAATTCAGCTTATGGTGCGTTGGGTAATAAGTGGTTTAGATTCTTTGATGTTAGACAGGCTGAAGCTATTACATTATCTGGCCAGTTGTCTATTAAATGGATAGAAAGGCGAGTTAATGAATACCTCAATAAAATCCTGGATACAACAGAAGTGGATTTCGTCCTCGCCTCTGATACGGATTCGCTATACATATGTTTTGACAAATTTGTTGACAAAGGAATTAAAGAGGGAGCAATTCAGAAAGAAAGTGACGGTAGCGTACAAACGGAACGAGTGGTGGATTTTCTTGATAGATTGGCTGAGAAAGCAATGGAGCCTTTTATCAATAAGAGTTATAAAGAACTTGCTGAAATAATGAACGCATATGATCAGAAGATGATCATGGCAAGAGAAGTAATTGCAGATAAGGGTATCTGGACTGCGAAGAAGCGTTACATATTAAATGTGCATGATAGTGAAGGTGTTAGATACACAGAACCCAAGCTGAAGATGATGGGTATCGAAGCTGTCAAGTCAAGTACACCACAGATATGTCGCGCTAAGATCAAAGAGGCCCTACACATCATCATGAATGAGAGTGAACAGTCGGTGCAAAAATTCATCAAAGATTTTGAGAAAGAATTTTCAGAACAGCCATTTGAAGAAGTAGCGTTCCCTCGTGGTGTGTCTTCTCTAGTGCCAACGATAAGCAAGACTGGTAGAAATGTCGGTGTGCCTATCCATGTGCGCGGAAGTCTGATATATAACTCTCTAATAGATGAAAAAAAACTAAATAGAAAGTATGAATTGATCAAGAGTGGCGAGAAGATAAAATTCTGTTATCTCAAGCTACCAAATCCTGTTCGTAATAACGTTATATCTATAATCAATGTGTTACCTGAAGAGTTTGGTCTTGAAGATTACATAGATTATAGATTACAATTCAGCAAAACATTCCTAGATCCCATTCGGTTAATTCTTGATGCTGTGGGATGGAAGACAGAAAAACAAAACACGTTGGAGGCACTATGGCAGACGTAGAAACAGAATTCGATTTCGGCTTCACAGTTGTTGATGAAGATGAACTTGCAATCGTAACTGAACTACAAGAACAGAAAGAAAAAGTAGAACGAAAGGTAACATTATCAGTTACCGAGAAAGAAAAGCTTGACAATAAGATAAATGCGTTGTATAATATGTTTCAACCGTTGATGAACAACTTAGCAGGTAACCCAGAGAAAGAATATATTTTCTGGCCAAATCGTTTAGAAAAGATTGAAGAATTTCGTGACAAAATTGACGCTGTATATAAAGGATAGATAATGGCAAACTTTCTACATAATGTTATTGCTGGTATTGATAATACAAACGTAGCTTCAGATGGCAATCATGCTTCTGAATTTAGTGGTACAATCGATACTGGTTCTTATATATTGAATGCCGCTCTCTCTGGTAGTTTAGATGGCGGCGTACCGAATTCTAAAATTACGGTATTTGCTGGAGAGAGCGCGACAGGGAAGACCTTCTTTGTTCTCGGCGTGATGAATAAATTTCTAAAAGATAATCCTACTGGTGGTGTTATCTATTTTGATACTGAAGCGGCTGTAACTAAAGACATGATGAAATCTCGTGGTATTGATATTGATCGCGTTGTTATATCTGAACCTGATAGTATAGAAACATTTCGTACATCCGCTGTACAAATGTTAGAAAAGTATATTGACAGCGTTGAAGATAGGATGTCTAGAGTTAAAACAGAAACGCCACCCATGATGATGGTTCTTGATAGCCTTGGTATGTTATCCTCAATTAAAGAACTGACTGATGTTGCTGAAGGTAACGATAAGCGAGACATGACTAAATCACAACTGTTACGTGGAACGTTCCGTGTACTTGCACTGAAGCTTGCCAAAGCTAACGTACCGCTGCTGGTGACTAACCACACGTATCAAGTGATTGGTTCTTATGTTCCTATGAGCGAAATGTCTGGTGGGGCTGGTCTTAAATATGCAGCTTCATCCATTTGCTACTTAACAAAGAAAAAAGATAAGGATGGTAAGGATGTTGTGGGGAATATCATACGTGTTACTATGCATAAAAGTCGTTTTACGAAAGAAAATAAACAAGTGGAGGTCAAACTATCATACGACAAAGGTTTAGATAGATACTATGGACTACTTGACTTAGCCGAGAAATATGATATAATAAAGAAAGTATCCACTAGGTATGAATTGCCTGATGGTTCGAAAGTTTTTGGTAAAGCTATCAATGAAAATCCTGAGAAATACTTCACTGAGGATATTCTGCATCAATTAGAAATAGCTGCTAATGTTGAATATACATACGGCTTAGATGATCAATCAGAAAATAATGAAGAGGTAACAGATAGTGAAGATCGAAACGACGATACTGAAACACCTACTAAATGATGAAAATTACACTCGCCGCACTCTTCCATATTTAAAACCTGAATATTTCTCCGAAAGGTCTGACAAACTTGTATACGAATCGATAGACAAATTCGTTAACAAGTATAATAATATGCCCACGAGGGAAGCACTGATTCTTGAAATAGATTCAGAAAACAATATATCTGATATAGACTTCAATGCATGTAAAGATATTATTGGTGAACTTGTCGTAACTGAAGAAGAAAATCAAGACTGGCTTATCGAAACAACTGAAAAATTCTGTCAAGAGAAAGCCTTATATAATGCTATCATGGCTTCAATTGCTATTATCGATGCTAAAGATGAAAAGGGTAAAATACCAGAACTTCTAACAGACGCATTGTCTATATCATTTGATCCTAATATTGGCCATGATTTCATTGATGATTCTCAACAACGGTATGACTTCTATCATAAAGAAGAAGAACGCATACCATTTGATCTCGACTATATGAATAGAATTACCAAGAATGGCTTACCTAAGAAAACATTGAATATAATATTAGCAGGCACTGGTGTTGGTAAGTCTCTTGTGATGTGTCATATGGCTGCGGCAAATCTTATGGCGGGTAAGAGTGTTCTGTATATCACACTAGAAATGGCTGAAGAACGTATTGCTGAACGTATTGATGCTAACCTGTTGAATGTGCCATTAGATGAGCTTGTTACCTTATCAAAAGATATGTATGACAAGAAGATCCAGAAAGTTGAGAATAAGACTCAGGGTAAACTAATCGTCAAAGAATATCCGACCGCTGTTGCTGGTACAGGTCATTTCAGGCATCTAATCAATGAGCTTAAACTTAAACGGTCGTTCGCTCCAGATATCGTGTATATAGATTACCTGAATATATGTTCATCATCCAGAATGAAAATGGGTGCAGCAGTTAATAGCTATACATATATCAAGGCTATCGCAGAGGAGTTACGAGGACTAGCAGTAGAGACAAATATCCCTATTGTATCAGCAACGCAAACGACACGCTCTGGTTTCAGCAATAGCGACCCAGGCCTAGAAGATACGTCAGAGAGTTTCGGTCTGCCTGCTACGGCTGATTTCATGATTGCTCTTATAAGCACCGAAGAGCTAGAAGCGTCTAATCAGATCATGATCAAGCAACTAAAAAATAGGTATAACGATCCGACGCAATATAAGCGATTTGTATTGGGTATGGATAGGTCAAAAATGCGCCTGTACGACGTTGATGAAAATGAACAGACGTTGACCGATGACACGCCTGTTATGGATAAATCTAATTATGGAGAGCGTATGGACGAAGACGAAAAAATGCGATGGACAACCAAGAAAATGGGCAGAAAGGACTTTAGCGGGTTAACAATATGAAAACATATACTATACGTAGACACGGCGAGCGATACAAGATTTATGAGGCTCCTACCAAGACTTATGTGGTCTCATATGAAACTAAAGAGTACGCGCAAGATACATGTAAGAAATTGAACGATGGATGTGGATTTAGCGGTAAAACACCAACGTTTTTCTCTCGAACTTTATTGACGATGCCTCTAGATATTATAAATTAATTTCGGGTATCGTTATATATCAAGCACTTAGCAGGTACGATTTTTCTTGACTTTGACTCATTCGTATGTTATTATCTATATATGATGAGAAATAACGAAGAGAGAAATACGATGACTAAAGAAAAAAAGACCTTTGCTTGGGATACCGTGTTGAATATGAGTGTCGCTAGCGGTAAGATGACTGTTAAGGGTACTGATATCGAAGTTGTGTGGTGTCCTGTCACTAAGATGTTTTGGGAGATATAGGCTATGAATCCAGTGATTAACACGGGTAGTGAGGAGAACCCCATGATGGTTCTCTGCGCCACCACTATGATGATGATGTATGAGAAGGCCACTGGGAAGACGTTCGGTAATGATACGATGGATGACTATGTGAATTACTGTGACGGCTACCGTGATGGCTATAATACACGAATTGAGTCGATGAATGACTACGTGTACCGTAAGGATATGAGTTTTTCCCTCATGGTGGGCTACCGTGATGGTTATAATGAAGGAATTGAGTAATGCTTCTTCATGTTAAAGGTTCGAACAAAGCTACCCGCGAATTTGTTCGTAAAGCTATCTGGTG